CCTGAATATGAAGAACAAGATTGTCAGTGGTTCCATACTAGTTTTCATAATTTCTACAATATCATTAAATGTTAGAGAGTCAAGTTTGTTATTTTCAAATTCTATTCTAAACCCTAATAAGTTGTTGAGTATATTTGAAATGTAGTTATCATTGTTGTATTATATTTTTAAAGTTGTTTTCTCAAAAGACTTGCAAAGAAGTTGATGCGATTTGTTTTGTTTTGTTTCGTAGTAAGAGAGTATTCCTTTATTGTCTTGACAGCAACTTTAATATTAGAACGAACTTCCTCATCAAAAATTTCTTTATTGAAAATTTTTATCATATTTATTATTTCATCAGTTGCGCTTTCATCTTGTTCTTCTAAGATTGGATTCTCTAATTTTTCAATAAATGTTCCTTGTCTTTCAGCATCGCTTTCAGCATCGCTTTCATCTTGTCTTTCATCTTGTCTTTTATTTTGGCTTTCATCTTGAGTGTTTGTTTTAGTTTCATCTTTATATTCATACCACTTACCATCGATAAAAACAAGTTTATTCGTACGTCCTACAGGACGTATAACATGACCTGATTTACCTACCTGTTTATTAACTTCAGGATAAAAGAGTGTATTATACTGGTTCATTTGTACTTCATTCTTTTCTTTTTTGAGTTCTTCACCTGTTAGATTATGTATTCTATCTTCTTCTTTCATTTCCTCAAATTTCTCCTTTTCAATTTCGTTTTTCTCATAATCTTTAATATTACCAGTTTCTACTTGACTAGGAGGATGTACAAGACCTCTGGGATATCTATTGCTGGTTTCGGTTTCCTTTCTTCCGAGGATAATTGCGACTGCTGTATCAATATCAATATCATTTCCTTCTACTTCAAGGTTAATAGTTTTATTAAAAGTAAACATACCATTTAGAACATTGAAAAGTGCAGAATATATACAACTGTCTTGAGTGTTGAATTCATCACAACGTTTCGGTTTGGACAACAATAGTTCCATCTTGGCAATAGTCTGAGCGATAATGTTAATGTTTCCATTTGTATATTGTAGAGCTGTTTGAATCATTGAAACTATACGAGACCAAAACAAGGCTATAACGTCTTCATTCGCGTTTTCGAAATTTATACAACCACGTACAGCAACTTTAAAGTATTCTGGAAGTTCTTTGTTGGCTGCAGAGTTTGCACTTTGAAAAACACTAGAGCAAGGTTTATAAATATTGTCAAGAACTATTCTTACAAAATATTCGTCCAGAAAATCGATTATATCTGAAACACCTTCTTCTTCTTTTTTCTTTTTAATATAGTTCATCATAATGTTTACAGTTTTACACATATCTTTTATTCTCATATTCATCCAACGCTCAATAAAAGGTTCAGATAGAATATGTTTTATCTGAACGATGTCGTATTTATTATATACAATATTTTCTTTTAGTCGTTCGGAATCCAAAGCAATATCACTACGTATTTCCATAAGTTTTTTACCAACAAAGTTATACCCCTTATTATCAGGACCTTTTCCTAGTATAGAGTTTGTTTTATCACCCCATACAAGATTTGCGCTCCCAGTAACCAGTAGTAGATTTTTGAGGGTTTCTTCTTCGAATTTTATTTTTAGTCCTAAAGATGCGTAGTGTTTAAAAAATGCTGTTTCGTAGTCTTCTTGAAGTTTTTTATACCTACTGTAAATAGTTTCAATAGAAGCGAAAGAATTATCTTGGAAAATATTATTATATGCATTTGTTATATGTGGAATACTTTCAATCAAACGAATCAGAATACAATGATAAATAGTTGGGTATGTATTATCATTTACTTTGAATAAAACTCCATCATCCAGAGGAGAAAAAATAGTGTATAACTGTTGTTCTGCGTCTTCTGGAGTTAAAGGATATTGTGTTACAAACTGATGATTGATTATGACTGGGTCTGTGTTTTTGTTCTCAGGTGTATCAGGTAAGGGGCTATCTCTTTTTTGCGTTTGAACTCCTTTTATAGGATCTATAGTTTCCGCTTGTTCAATTTCACTTTCATCTGGAATTCTTATAGACGAGATTGCTATGTCAATACTATCCTTTAATAAACTGTCAAGTTTAGATTTTCTGAATAAATCCCATATTCTGTTAATCATGTTTGTCTTCTCTGCAAAGTCTAGTGTTTCAAATGCTTGACGAGCAGCCTCAGCACGTTTTTCATGAGGTATCTTTTGATAATTCTTCTCTATAATATAATTGACATACATATCAAAGACTATATCTCTTTTCCTTTTTTCCTGTCTATATTTGAGATTCCTTAATTGTTTTTTTCTTACTGTATTAACAAGAGCATCGGGGTGATCGTTTGCTATGTATAATATAGAAGTTGAGGGAATAAGTTTATTTTCAACAATTTGACTTACAAAGTTTTCAAAGGACATAGGCTTAATAATATATCCACGCCTCTTCAATTCTTCCTTGAGTTCTTCTAAATCAGAATAATCTCTAAATCTATGCAAATCGTAATCTTCCTCTCTTGTTTCCCAATCCAAATCTCTCTTTTCAAAATAACCTTTTATAGCGTTATTAAGACCCAACTCTGTTAAATATGCCGTGTATAACGAATTATTTCTGGTAACTTCTTGAAGCTCTCTATTTTTACGTAAATAAACTAACTCTATTTGATGTCTAATTTGCTCCAGTTGTTTACCTAGTAAATTTAAACCTTCGTTATTTTTTCCTGTGCCTAAAAAGTTGTCTTCGCCTACGTAGACAATATTGCGATTACCAGTGCTTAATAATAGTTCTGTCATAGTAGGTTGTTCAGGGTTAGAATTTTCTGACCCCTTTTCAATTATATCTTCATCTTGTTTAATACTTGTTTCGAATTTAGCTTCAAGAGCATCTGACAATGCATTTCTAATAGTTGTTAGGTATTTTTCGTCTTTTAGTTTTTCGTAAGTTTTTTGTATATCTTTTGTTTGTGTATGTTGCAGTATATTACTGTAAGTAGGTTGATCATCTTTCATCATACTTGAATATATGTAGTTTGTGACTGTACTCCATTTCTTTCCATCTATTTCCATAAAGTGTATAGAATCGTTGCTAAGTTGCCCGAATGGTAGGTCTTTACGATTGAATAATGTTATAGTTTGAACCATTTTTTGTTTATTAACAAGTTTTTAATTTAGTTAATTGTATTTTTCTATTTAAAATAAAACTACAGTACATACAAATGAGCGGACTACTTTTTCTTTCTTCAGACGATTTTCAAATTGCAAAGGGGACTAAAGGGGATATTTTAACTAATTCTATACCCGGATTTTCTCTAATTCTTTTCTATTCGACACAATGCCAGCACTGTCAAAAATTAATCCCTATCTTTAAGAAACTACCAGGAACCATCGGAGGCTGTCAATTCGGTATGATTAATGTAAGTTCTAATAAGAACCTAGTTAGATTATCAAAAGATACTGTCGCACCAATAACATATGTTCCTTATATTGTTCTCTATATCAATGGAAGACCATTTATGAAATACCAAGGACCTCATGACGCCGGAGAAATTCGTAGATTTGTTTTAGAAGTCGCACAAAAGGTACAAAGCAAACAGAAATTTTCAGATGAAAATGTGAAGGAAGACCCAAGGGGTAATATCCCAGCTTATACAATAGGACATCCATTATATGGACCCGACGAACGAGTTTGTTACCTTCCAATGGTCGATGCTTATGGGGATGGTAATCAACAAAGACGGTAAAATGTTAATACAATTTATTAAATTAATTTAATAAATTGTTGATAGATAAATGTATTATAAAGATCAATTAAATAGCGGTTTTTTTACTACCAAAAATGTAAATGATTATAAAGGAGAGGGTAAATATCAATTAAATAGCGGTTTTTTAAAAACCGATTACGTAACGATTGCTATGCTAGTTTTTTTAGGATGTATTATAATACTAACATCTTATTTCGGAATTGAAGTTGTTCTAAAGTGTAAAAAGAAAGGTGGGACAAATAAGTCAATGTTGAGAAATTATAAAATCTTGACTACTTGCATGGGTGTAGGAACTGGTATTATTAGTTTTGCGTTTCTTGATATCTTTGTGAATCAAATAATTCTATTGTTATTTTCAATTTTAGTCTTATCTATATGCATATATGTCATACAATCATACGAAAAACTTGAGGATACCCCTAAATGTAAAGAAAAAATACAAAGTAACTATGAATTTATGTATGGGGTGTTAGGAGCATCTGTAGGTATTTTATTTTTTGCTTTATTGTCTAACTTTTTTAAAGTTGTTAAAAGTCCTTTGTTGAGGACTAGAATATTGCTTTTGTTAGCATCTATTTTTTCTATCTTTATTTCTTCTGTATCAATTAATACAAGTAATTCTTGTAAAACTAAAGGAATCTCCAAAACATCCCCTATTATTATACTTGTTGTTAATCTTTTTGTTTTCATCGCTGTCTTGGTGTCATTTAGGTTTATAATGTAAAATAAAAATGAAGTTTTAAAAAGTATGTCTAAAAAGAATAAAATGAACAATAGCAACTTTCCTCTATACGACAATCTATCAACAGATGTCTTAACAAGAGACCTGACTACAAGACAAAAAAACGACTTTATGTCAAAAATTAAAAGTATCGACGAAAAGGGGTCTGAATTAATATATGCTTTGATAAGAGTTTTCCAGATGGAGAATAGTGATGACATCACTACCTTCAAGCTTCCGTATGACGGAAAATATTCTAAGAATGATATGAAATTTGACTTGAATAAACTTCCAAATAAGCTGAAACAGATTCTATATAAGTTCGTTAAACTACATACAGAAACAATGAAAGAAGAAACTAAGCTTAGCGAAACAAGATTTGATGTTTCCACAGTAACTCCTTAGGAAGTTTAAAAAATTAAGTATATGTGTAGAGTAATGGCTCTTATTCTCATAATATTATTTGGTCTGGACTACAGGTTAAAATATTTATAATATATGCTACAAAGGATATATGTAGCATATTTAAAAATGATATTTTAAACAATAGAATGTTTAAAATAATGGAATGAAACTATCTATAAGAGCATCTGTAATATCTACACTCTCGGAGGTAATCAAAGAAATGGAGCAAGAGAAAGAGTACAAATTTGTGTTTGGGAATAAAACACGAACTGACTTCGTGCCCTATATCAACCGTTTTAATTTTGAAAGAATAAAATCTTCTCTTGACTCGTCTTCATACTTTATAACACAAACAAAACAAAAACAATATTGTAATATATCAGACATAGGAGTTATAAATAATCATTATATTATGTTTGGATATTCAAGCACTGAAGATGTTTCTTCCTTAGAGTGTCTTACTTACACATCTCAAGACAGAACCCACTCCATTCTATTATTCAACTACGGGGGCGATTATCAGGTTGAAGTTTGTTTGATAGAAATACCGACCTCATTGGGAGAACTCTTTGAACCTGTTAAAGCATTATACAGACTTATTCCAGATATCATCGTAAAAGAAGAAAATCAGGAAGTTTTATGTTCTTATAATAGGCTGTTTGGAAAGGATGAAGAAAGGCCTTGGATTGTTCCTCAGGGACTATCTTATCTGAAACAAACTGATTTAGAAAATTATTATGTATGTCGTATGAGAAGGGGGGCGAAGTACACTTTATATTTATCTGAAGCAGGAGTATATCTGCTATCTGAAGATGGAGTTTTTAGGGTTTCTTCTGAAGAGAATGTTCTGAATAGTTTGTATAATACTGTGATAAGCGGTGATTGGTTTGAGAATCGCTTTTACGGATATGATATTTCTATGTTTTGTGGGAAAGATGTTAGAAAGCTATCTCTGACAAAGAGAGAGAAGTGTTTGTCTAAAATAAATGAATACTTCCCTTTTTGTATACCTATCAAATATCTTCCTGTTGAAGAAGCAAAGACACTTCTAGATATGTATGATGGGATTATTTTTGCTCCTGTTAGAGCCAATTATACGAATAACAGAACTTATATTTACCAGCGTATGGAGAACATAAGTATATTCTTCAAGGTTTCACATAATTACTTGAGATACAAGACATATACTTTGAAGACTGGAAATAAAGAAGAAGTTTTCAACGGAACTAAAACATACCCATTTTTCAATACTATTCCGTTGGCTCTAGAAGATCGTGAATTTATTGGTGATAGTAACGATTGTGTGATTGAGTTCAAATGGGATAGTAGTTGTTTTATTCCAGTATCTTATTCAAATACTGGATGCCCTACAAATACAGATATTGCAAAGAGTATTTGGCTATATATTAATGAACCTGTTGAAATTGATTAGTATTTAAAAAAATAACTATAATATGAAAATTAGAAATGACAAACCAAATAACTAATCTCAAAATACTTGAAGTTAATAAGACTGTTGTTTTTTACTCTCCTCTTGAAAAAAGTAATGCTCTTGTTCGTACTGGAACTATTGGAGATGGATCTTGTTTCTTCCATTCTATGCTTCACGCATATTCTAGAGACTACGCAGGTATGAATAACGAAGACAGAGTAAAGTTTGTTCATAGTTTAAGAGCAAGTATGGCAGGTAGAGTGGATAAAGAAAGTTGGCAGGATATCGGCGGAGGACTTATAGCGAAGATTCCTTTTCAAGAAAAGGTAAATAATATTCTTCTTAACTTTTACAGATTTGTAAATAACGATGACAGTGTAAGGGGTAGGAGTATAAGGAAAGTTGTTAAAACGTTAATCGGGGAAGACATAGAAAAATTAGAATTATATGAACTGTTGGTAGAGCTTATTCCTCTTGAATGTGGATTTGAACAAAATATTCTACCAAAAGCTTATAAAAAGTCTGAAGAGGGTAAGATCGATTTGTGTAAAACAGAGATTGTAAACCACTCTCTGAAATATTTAGAAAATGTTTATAGTCTTAGAGGTGTTGAGCAAGAAAAGGTGGAATACCTTAAGGATACTCTTTCTAATTTTGTGAATGTTATTGTGAACGAAGCAGAAGATATTTCCTTTAAAGAATATGTTTCTGGTTTGAAGAATATTTCCGAAGAAGTTGATTCTTATACTATTGGATTGATATCAGATAGATTTAATAGAGATGTGTATTTCATTGATGGAAATACTAGGATGCCTTATCGTACTGGAGACACTGCAAATCTTAAAAACAGAAAGTCTTTGATCGTTATATGGATTGATCAGTGTCACTATGAAATTGTTGGAAGGTTGCTTCCGGGAAATAGGATTCAAAGAGAATTTAATTATGGTGATCCTTTGATTAAAAAGATTAATATGATACTGTGCAATCCAGAATACGTATCTCAATCATATCCTGAGCTCGTTTCTTATCTTCCAAAAGAATATCGTACAGTTTCTAGAAAAATTACATATACCGAAAGTGATTCTGAAGATGGTAGAAAGGATGAATATTCATCAGATTAAACAAAACCTAATTATAGAAATTATAGATATAATATATCTATAATTTCTATAATTGTATTTTTACTTAAATATTTATATTTATAAAAACTAAATGGATCTTGATATTGTAGATTTTCTTCCAAAATATCCAAATATAGACAACTATACT